GACCGCAGTGGCGCAGACGACGAAGGCCGAAACAGAGGCTCAATACGCACCTGAAATGGCTAAACTTGACATTGAAGGGAAGAGGGCTGACATAGGATATAAGAGAGCCGCCACCGCTTCTCAAAATAGGCCGCCTGCACCTCGCGGCGGCGGCGGCGGTGGCAGTGGCCGTAGCATGACGGAAAATCAGTTCCAGTCAAAACTGGGCGCTCTCCAAAAAGAGCGTCGTGGCCTGATGATTAAACTTAATGATCCCACGGTGCAGGGCAGGCAAAGGGCTGCTGTTCAGCAATCGATAGGAGAAATAGATGGGCAGATTGCGGAGCTAAGGGCAACCCGTCCGGGCGCGGCTCCCGCGTTTGGTCCGAGAAAACCGACGGGCACAATTGTTTCTTCCAGACCACTCAAACAATGATAGGGGTGCCGCATGGCAAACTATCGATATACGTATGACTACGGCGGAAGACGCTACGAAATAGACGCACCGAAGGGCGCTACTGCGGCGGATCTCCAAGCGATTATTGAGGGATCTGCAAGGCCGGCTGCCACGCCGCCGCGTGCTGCTGCACCGAAGCCGAAGCCTAAGAAAAAGGAAGAAGAGTCGTTCCTTAGCGGGGTTATCCCGACGCTGAAGAGCGCGACCGGGAGGCTACGTTCCGATCTTGGATTGGCTCTGGAGAAGGCCGCTCCGTATCTTGGAAACGCAATTCCCGTTCCCGCTCCCATACTTGAATTTCTTGGTGCCCGAGAGCGCAGGGCTGGCGAAAGATTGACCGCCAAGGCCGAGGCAGAACTGCCTGCAGCCAGCGTTGCAGAGCGCCAAAGGCAGGCGCGGTCTATCCAAACTGCAAAGCCCGGCACTGGATCTCAAATTCTTGCAGGCATTGGCCGAGCAACGGCATTGTCTACGGATTTATTGCGGCCTGCATTGTCTGGCGTGACTCGTGAGTTCTTGCCTCAAACCCCGGAAGAGGCCGCTCGTGCGCTGGCGAAGGTTCAGGCTCCATTCCAAACGGGACGGGGCGCTGCTGAATTTATTGCCAGTCAGGCTCCTGCCACGCTTATCCCGCTTGGTGGCGGCAAGGCTGTTCAGGTCGCAAGGGGATTGACCCTGCCGCGCGTGGGGCGTGAGGCAGCGAAGGCCGCTCTTGCCAGAGACGTTGGCACAGGCGTCGTATTCTCAGGCGGCGCGATAAACGCAGCAAGCGCTGGTGGCCAAGCCTATCGGGATGTGCTTGCCAAGGGCGGAACCCAAGAAGAAGCTGACCGGGCATTTAAGATAGCCGCGCTTGGCGCTGGAGCTGTGTCTGGGGTCGCATCCAGAATGCCGGGCCTTGAGCAATTGGCATTTGCCAGCCCGCCAGCGCGAGGCGGAATCATTCGTTCGGCTGGTCGGGCAGTAATTGGTGAGGCCCCGCAGGAATTCGTCGAAGAATCCGGCGCTCAGTTGGCAACGAACGTCGGCAAGCTCGGAACTTCAGCAGAGACTCCTGTGGGCGAAGACGTCCTGTCCTCCGGCCTTCTGGGCGCAATCGGCGGCGCGACATTCGCCGCCCCTATCGGCGGCCTTCAGGGGGCTTTCAACAGGGGTGAGGCAGGGGCCGGTGCTCCTCCCCCGCCGCCACCCAGCGCGCCGCGCGCGCCGCTACCGCCGGCAGACATGGGCGCTCTCGCCCAAGCGCTTGGCCCAGTGGGGGGCAAGATCACTCTGGACGAATTATTCGGGCCGCAGGAATATACATTCGAAGGCTTTGACGAGGATGGCGGGGTTATTCTCGTAGACGATTCTGGAATAGTCTTCTCCGAAGATCCTGATCAGGTTCAGGCTGCGATTATGACTGGCGCTGTCCAGCCCGAAAGCGGCTTGGGCGGTATGGCCTTTGGTATGGATATTACTGAGGGCTTGCCTGAGGTCGCTCCGCCTCCTCCGCCGCCGCCTCCGCCTGTTGTTGCGGCCCCGCCACCGCCTACTGCGACTGTTGCTGCAGCCCCCGCTGCGGCTGAGCCTGCCGCTCCGCCTCCAGTCTTGTACCACGGTGGTCGCAGTGGTCTTACCCTTGATGACCTTCAGATTATTCGTGAGCCCGGAGCTACTAAACAGGGTAAGAAAGGCCGCATTTACGGCGGCTTTTATGCGACCGCGAACCCTGATGAAGCTGCTGATTACGCCAGCATGGCGGGTGAAGGCAACACTGTATATGAAGTTCAGCTTCGTCCTGATGCGGTTGTGGAAACTATAGAAGGAGACATTACTCGCCTCAGTCCCCAGAGGATAAATGAATATCGCGCTCGTGGCATTGATGTGGTCGTGGGTAAGGATGTGCGTGGCCGAACAGAGCACGTCGTTGTTAACAAAGATGCCGTAACGGGCCTTATAGATACAAATGCTCCGCCTGTCGCCGCGCCCCCGCCTGTTGCTGCGCCGCCGCCGCCGCCCGCTGCTACACCCGCCGCACCGAAGCCGACCTACACCCCGCAGCAGATCGTAGAGAATCTTGAATCGTTCGCGGCGAGTGAAGCTCAAGACCGTGGGCTGGATGTGCCCATGTTCCGTGAAGGTGTACGGGATATACAGACCGGACGGGAGCCTCTCCCTGAACAAATGATCCTTTTTGCGCAGGGGCAGAAAGAGTTAGATGCTTACAAGGCTGGGATGCAGTGGGCTCGTGAGCGCATCGCCGAAGCGCAGGCTGAGCCCGAGGCCGCGCAGCCGACTAAGCCTGCGGCTACCGACACTACCGACACTACCGACACTACGGGCCTTGCTGGCATGGGTAGCGGCATGGCCGCTGGTATGGGTGAAAGCCTAAGAGCTGCGCTTCTAGCAAAGGTAGAAGCTGGGGATACCACTGAGGCTGGCCAGCCATCTGTACTCCTTCAGGCAGCGAAGATGATTAAAGATGCTGGCGTGCCTGTAGATGCAAGCATGCTTAATCGTATAGATGCGGCTGTAGATGCGGCTCGGCAATCGAGCGACTTCCAAGGATCGATGCGGAAATTTGTTGCGGATACAGTTCGGCAGCAGCAAACGGTCACTCCTGCTACGGACATAGAATCTGCCCCCGCTGCCGCGCCTGCCGCACCGCCGCCTCCAGCAGCGCCTCGCGCCGTAGGCAAGTCCGCCCGCGCTACCATCCCGGCGACCAGAGAGAAGGTCGATGTGCAGTATGAGCTGCAGGATCTGGACAACATCCGTTTCGCCGAAGGTGAGCTTCAGAACCGCGACCGCAGCCGGCCACAGACGCAGCAGTTCCTGCGCCGGTTCACCAGCCAGTTTGATCCCGAAGGTCTGGGCGAAGATAGATCAACGGATCGTGGCGCGCCGATCATTAACAAGGATAACACTATCCTTAGCGGTAATGGGCGCACGCTTGGCCTTGAAGAGATTTACGACAGGTATCCTGAGCAGGCTGAAGCCTACCGTGAGTTCCTGCGTGAAGAGGGCTACGACGTCGAAGGCATTGAACGCCCGATTCTGGTGCGCCGCCTTATGTCCGACGTTGACGAGCGCAAGTTTGTCGTCGCCTCGAATGAGGCCGATGTGGCCGCATTGTCTCCGCCGGAGCAAGCCAAGCAGGATGCGAAGGACATCCTTACGCCCGGGGTGCTGTCGAAGTACAAGGGTGGCGATCTAGACGCTGCCAAGAATGACGCTTTCGTATCCGCCTTTATTGCTGAGATGAGCCCGCAGCAGCGTGAAAACGCTATGGATGACAAGGGCAATGTCAGCGCTCAGGCTCTCAAGCGCATTGAGAACGCGCTGCTCTACAAGGCTTATGGCGGCTACAACGCTGGCGATTCCGAAGCCTTCATGAGCAAGGCTATGGAGCGCAGTGATGATGACACCAAGACGCTGACCAACGCTTTGATCGATGCCGCAAACGACTGGATCAAGTTCACAGAGTCGGTCGAAAGCGGAGAGATCGATAAAAAATACCTCATCACTGGCAAGCTGATGCGTGCCGTCGCAACGGTTTCGGACATCAAGGCCAGCGGCAATAGCGTGTCCGGCGCGTTACGCAGTCAGGATATGTTCGAGGAGATGGACCCGTTTGTGAAGGACATTCTGGTCGCCTTCCACAACGACAATCTCACCCGCATGCTGAGCAAGAAAGCCATTGCCGAGAAGCTGAGTTCCTATGCGGACATTGCGGCCAATCAACAGGCCGAGCCTGACATGCTTGGCATGGCTGAGACTCCATCTGCCCGTGCTATTTGGAAGCGGGCTGACGATGGCGAGGGCGCTGGGCAGGCTGATATGTTTGCCAGAGCTGAAAAGCCCTCGCAGGCAGCGGCAAAAAGACTTCGCAGCGGCATTGCTGCAGTGGCAGCGTTGACCACACCACCGGCAAGTGCGGCTGTTAGCGACACCCCGATTGCACCGAATAGCGCGCTCTACAAATCTCTCGAAAGTGGCGACACGAAGCAGGCAATCGCGTTAATTCAGAAGAACAGCAAGGACAAGGATGCGCGCAAGATCGCTGCCATCCTCGCCAAGAACGGCGTTGGTGAACAGAAGACAGTGATCCTTGATCCGGCCAAGGACTATAACAAGGCGGTCACGACGCTCTCAGAAAACGGAGCTAACCCAGAGACTATTGATCTTGTGGCTTCCGGCGAAGTTCGCGGCGTGGTTTTCTCGACGCCGAGAGACAAGGGCATCTATCTCATCAAGAACAAGGACCGGAGTTCTAACGGTGTCAACGAAGAGACGTTCCTGCATGAGACAATCCATGCTTATGTGAAGGCTCGCTGGTCCAGCATCGGCGTTTACACAGAGCGCAATCGCGCAGCCTTGGAGGAGCGCGGCCTATACAACAAGGAGGTCGGGGCAGAGGTCGAGAAGTTTAACGACATGTGGCGCAAGTTTTCCGACATTGTCATGAAGGAATACGATAGTGGCGCGGAGGTTTCCACCACCGTTATAAGCGCAGCAGAGTCGCCCAACGAAGCCCTCGCCTACATCCTGACCAACAAGGGCGTTCAGGACTATACCAAGCGCATCGTAAAGGATGGCGACGGCTATCGCCTGATGAGCGAAAAGGAGGCCGGCAAGCGTTCTTGGTGGGATGATTTTGTGGATATGATCCGCAAGATATTCGGCTTGGGTCCAGCGCGCGACCAGTTCTTCATCGACTTCCTTGAGGCGGGCGACAGGATACTGGTTGCTGGCGAAAAGGCGGAGGCCGACTTCCGCGTGGCTGCGATAAACGAAGAGTCGGTTTCGCCTCGGAATGTCACCAATAACAAGCAGGCCATACAGGCCCTACTGAACGGCACGCCTGACCAGATGCGGAATGCGGTTGCAAAAGCGCAGAGACCCTTCGATAAGAGCAATCAAGAGGCTGCGAACGTACAGAGTAAAAACAGAGGGTGTGACTGATGATAGGATCTAACTGCTCCCTTGATCTGGCAGAGGTCGCTCTAAATAATCCGCCAGCGCCACCAAAGTCTTTTGATCCAATCGAGAACATCGCATCCATTGTGTCATACGTTCGGCCAGCGACTGCCGTCGCCCGGAAAAGCAAGTACTTTGCGCGCCTGCACAAGGCGACAAACGACAAGGTCAAGATGACCAGCCTTCTCATGTCCGACTATGAGGATTTGCTGCATGAGATGAACGAGCTTCCGCAGGAATCGAAGGACAGGCTCAACGCGGTCTTCGAGTATCTCCGTTTGTCCAAGACCGCTGTCCGCGACACCGGGCGCAACTTCGCCCTGAAGACCCGTGAGCTTCGCCGCGAAGGCGCTGACGGCATCGAGCGGCGCTTTGCGCCTGAGCTTTCGAAGCCCGGCCAAACACTAAAGCTAAACGCTAATGAAACCCGCATACTTCACGAGGCGCGGGAATATCTGGAAAGCCGCTACACGCTAAACGCCAAGTCACAGTTGTCTGTCCTTGGCTATGATGGTGAGTACAGCCGCAAGGCTATAGAGGAAGGGGTTGAGGATGACGGGTTCCGCAACGATCTTCTGCGCCTGTTCGACGCCATAGAGTCGCAGCGTCTGACATCCTACATCCCGTTCATGCGCTCAGGCGATACGAAAGTTATTGTCTATGGCCCCGATGGGACATTGGACAGCGGCGCTTTCTACATGATCGACAGCCTGCAATGGCTGCGAGATCTGGTTGGTAAGGGGATCGCGGCGACCATCCCTGATCCTAGCAAAAAGAGGATCGCCGAGATCAAGGCAAAGTACCCGGAGAGCGAGGGCTACAGGGTAATCACGGACTCACGCGACATCCCCAATGAGCAGGACCGGCTGTCTATCGAAGACCTTCCCAATCTCGATAAGCTGCTAAGCCTGATGGACGCCAAGTCCGGCGGCATCATCAAAGATTACTACGACCGGACGATGGGCGGGATGTTCTCTGAGAGCAACCTTGGTGAGCTAACAGAAAATAACACCAAGATGATCGCCAAGGGGATCATTGCGGATCTTCCAAAGAGCATCCGCTCTGTTCTGATGCAAGACCTTGCCGCTGGATTCATGAAGCAATCTCGCGACATTGCGGGCTATGATACGAACTTCACGGACCGGCTTCTCGATTACAATCGGATCGTGGCAACGACAGTCGCGCACCGAATGTACCGCAAGGAATATGCAGAGGCGTATGATGACCTGCAGCGTAATGTTAATAAATCTGAAAGGGAGTATGCCAAGGAGTGGGACCAGTATGTCGACACCCCTGAGGGGTACATAGCGCGTGGGCTTAAAACGATTGGCTTTTTCAACTCCATGTGGGCAAGCGTGGCGTCATCATCGGTCAACGCCATGTCTGTCTGGACGGTCACTGCCCAGCAGATGACGGTTATGAAGGGCTCTGCCGGCCTTGATACCTACAAAATGGCAGTTCAGGTTATGGCTGGATTCCGTGGCAAGGTTGGCTATGGAATGCACGTCGATCCGAATGCGATCCCGGGCCTGACAGACGAAGAGCGAGACGCCCTTGTCCTTGCAAACAAACGCGGGACTGTCCGGGCACAGATGAACCCAGAGCTTATGGGCATTGATAGCTACGGCGCTATGAGTGACAAAGGGTCTGGACTTAAGAAAACAGCTAAGCGCTATTTCCAATACGGCTCCAGCGTCATCTCGGTCACTGAAGAGATGAACAAGGCAGCCGCGTTTATCGTGGCGTATCGCTATGCCAAAGATCCGAAGGCTCTGAAGAACTGGAAGGAAGCCTACGGCAAAAACGAACGCGCCAAGATCATCATCAAGGAGGGCTCTAATCCCTACGACGTTGCTGAATTCATGGTCGAGACAGCGACATTCATGGGCGGTCAGATCGAGAAGCCGCCTATTATGCGTGGCGCTGGTGGCGTAATCCTGCAGTTCTCCCAATACCCTCTGCAGATTATGTTCCTGTTGGCTGAAAATCTGCGCTCTCAGGGCCCGCGTGGCAAGGTGGCCGCCATATTTACATTGATGATAATGTGGACTGTCTCTGGCCTGCTGTATGCAATCCCGTTTGGCGACGATGCGGTCAACTTCTTCCAGTGGATTTACAACATGAATAGCGAAGGAGCCAAGAAAGACTTCCGCACCGAGGCGCAGCTGATGCTGGCTGAGATGTTCGGCAATGGTGAGGCTGGACGCCGAGATGCAGAGATGCTCCTTCGCGGACCTTCGAGAGAGCTGCTTGGGCTAAACTTCGGTGAGCGTGTAGGCTTCACGACACTTATACCTGAATTTGAAAGTGGGATTGCTATTGCTCCAGCCATATCAACGACCATTTCTAAGTTCCAAGAATACTTTCAACGTCGCTCGTCTGGTGTGCAGCCTGTCGCAGCCAATGTGGCGCTTGTGTCCCCCTTCATCGGTAAGGGGCCAACTGATCTCCTGAAGGGATTCGTGCAGTACCCACTAGAGGGATATAGGACGCGCTACGGTTCGCTCGTAATTGCGCCGGAGGATATGGGTTTTGTATCTGAGCAGCTCCCACGAGCCACAGGATTTCAGTCAGCTAAAATTGCGCGCGAGATGCAGGCGAGGCAGGCTGGAAAGATGATCACAGAATCAACGCGAAACGCAGAGCGCAAGAATACGCTGATACTGGGTAAACTTCTGGCAGATGCAATCAAGGCAGAGGATGCCGGAGACAATGCCAAGGCAGAAAAGATCCTCGCTCAATTTGACAAAGAGATGCAGCTGGTCGCCGACAAGTATGAAAAAGAAATCAATGCGGGGAACTTTGATGGAGCCGTCAAGCCGCCGACCGAACAGACGCTAAAGAATGCCATGATGGCAGAGCTGTATCCGGGCATGAAGCTGGATAGAGTCGGCAAGCTGAAGCGCGAGGCTTACATCGATGCCTACCGGACAATATTGGTAGATGAAGAGGAAGGCGACCTCATACCAGAGGAAGAGGAAGAGGAAGGCGACATTGAAGCCGCCTTCCCCGAATAACTCAAAACGGCACGTCATCCCCATCGAGATCAGGAGCCGGGCGCTGATAGGCGTTTGCCTTAGCCGCTGAGTGCTGCTGCTGGCCGCCGCTATCCTTCGGCTCATAGAGCGAGACAATGATGCTCTCACGGCCTTCGTTCCCGCCGACACCAGCCGGATTGAACGTGCGGTCGAGCAGGATGTAGGGGCCCTTATCCCCTTCCATCATGACACCGACGTTCTTGAACCGGCCCTTGGCCTGGCCTTGGCTGTCCGTGTATTCGCCAACCTTGACGACGAGATCATACTTTTTACCCATTTATTTACTCCTACTTGAAAAACTTCATCAGCTTGGTGGTGTTGCGCGGAGCCATCAGCTCTGCCTCTTCGAGCATCCCTTCGTGCATCCCGCGCCATGCTTCGCGTTCGCCTTCGGACAGGCCGGCAACGATCTCGCATGCTGCGTTCGCCCAGCCATCCCAATCGGTCATGCCTTCCTCGTCTTCGCCCGGCTCCAGCACATCGATGTGCAGCGGCGTCTTAGACGCAGTCTTGGCGACAATCTTTTCCTCAAGGGTCTGCACCTGAGCTTCTGCCACAGGAACGTCGTCGAAGTCGGTGATGTCCATTTCGTCGCCGCTATAGTCATCAGCCTCGATGACGCCATCAGCATAATTGTCGACCATCACTGCGCGCTGCGCTTCAGTGGACAGGGGCATATACTTGCTTGCCCGACGAACCACAGTCTTGCGCCACATCTCAGCCTCATCGGTCTTCCAAGGGCCGACGATAGTGCCGTCCTTGGTCTTGGATGATGAGCGGTTCCGGATCGAAAGGATCTCTTCTTTGCTCATGATCTCGAACTGCGTCTCGCCGTTCTTCAGCTTCCACACGCAGTATGCGCCGACCTTCTCACCGCGATCCGACAGACCGTGCTTGTGAATGATGCGCGACTCGATGCCCTCCTCGACCTCGAACACATCTCTCTCGTACACGAGACGGCTCTCGATCTTCAGGACTTCACCAGACTGCAGCGCCAGCTTCATCAGTCCCTTATAGCGTGGGCGGAACTGGGCGACGTTGCGCTTCAGGCGGCCATCCCAGACCTTGAGGATGTCGGCCTCGGCCATGCTCTTATTAAGCGACAGGCCAAGCTCTGCGGCGCTCAGGCACGCCTTCAGCAGCGATGCGCGGTCACAGTCCAGCAGGTCCATGTTGTCAGCGACAGCTGCCACCACGATAGCTTGGAACTTATCGACCGTCATGGCCTGCGGGAGAAGACTGCGGAGATGCCCTTCGCGCATCGCCAGCTCCTGCTTGAACCGATCCATCGGCTTTGCAGGAACGATGTCATTACCTGTTGTCATTCTTCATTTCCTCTTCAAGATCTTCAATCATCAACTCGATGGCACGCTCGACGGTGGCTCGAAGTGTAGGCTTCAGGGGATGCTTGGCCGCGACCGAGCGCAGCCTTGCCAACAGATTCCTGTCCACCCGCATCATAACAATATCTTTCATCATGTGATCCTTACTGTCGTGTATCCAGAACGCTTGCCGGTCAGCGTGCCAACCATATCCGGCGTGATTTCCTTGCCGGGATTGCTTGGGACATTGCTGATCGACATCTTATGTTCGCCGCACTTGACCGAAGCCTTGTCCTGAGATGTGTTCATAAGCTCCAGCTTGGCACGGGCCTTCATCAGGATCGCACCCTTGGCCTCATCAGCGCGGGTGGCGGCGACTTTTTCTTCCTGCTTGGCGGTCTTGTAGTCCACGAACAGCTGCACGTCTTCGTCATCGAGAACAATATCACTCTTAGGCAGCGTGCCCATGAGCTTCGTGATCGCCTCGATGTCCGTCGCGTAATCAGGATCAGGCTCCCTGCCCTCGGCAATCGACTGCCAGAACAGCGTGATCTGGTTCTTGATGGCGTCAATGATATTGTCATTGCGCGGGATCTTCATGCGGCGCGGCTCGTCATCGATCAGCGCGACCAGCCATGCGTGATCTGAGGTCGTGCAGGCCAGTTGGTGCTGCACCTGAAGCAGATAGTTCTCAGGCGCTTCGTCGATCTCTTCGCCATTATAGTGCCAGCCATAGCCACGGGCAGACCATTTGATCTCCACAGGCGCGCCATTGTTCGTGATGTAATCGAACGACGCACCCATGCCGGGGCAGTCATCGACCGTGTAATAGTCTTCGACCTTCGTGAGATCCATTGACCAGCGGTGCGCGGCCCAGTTCGCAATGCCGCTCTCAAGGAATGTGCCTGCTTGCACAGCCTTATTGCCAGAGATGTCTTCCGGCGGCAGCTTGCCAGCCTTCTCCATCCACAGTTGCCAGCGGCTCGTATAGGGCGACAGCCCGAACAGCGCAGCAACATCGCTCCCACCAATGTGTTGGGAACGCAACTCGTGCCAGTGCTTCTGGTCACGGACTTGTATAATAGCCATTTATATTCTCCGGTTATGGCCGTATCCAGTCGGCCTACACATGGCATACAAGTGTCTACGGAGTTATGTCAAGCCCTTTGTAAACATCGTCAACAGATCGCGCTATGATGTATATTCCGCCGCGTTTTTCCCACGCATTCTGCCATGCAACCTGCGCAAGTCTTTGTTTTCCCTTGTCAGTTTTAACTTCGATGGCGAACGCTCGGCCCGGGGATATGACGCCGAGCAGATCTGGTGTCCCTTCAGGCGCAGACTGAATGACACGCGGGCCACCATCAATCGGACGGAACTTGCCGACGTTGATCCGGAACATCATGATGTCATGCCTCTGGCCCAGCGCGAGGCGGATCTCCTGCTGGATTGCAGCCTCTCTCACTGCAGGGTCTCCGGCTTTCCGTCATCATCGAGATGCTCCATCACGGCCTCAATAGCAGCCATCATGGCGGCAAAGGTCTGCCGGTGATTGATGCCTTCGATTTTCCGATTCTCATGCCACTGATAGATCGCATCCAACATCTCGAATGTCAGCTCATATATCAGGGACAGCGGCACTACTACCGAATCGAACTCTGTGTCTTCCCCATAGTCATCTTCCATATCGAGTTCCTCTCTTCTGCCGTCAAACCATTGGTTGTCTGCGCGTCACGCATACCAACCTTCTTGGCAAGGCGCGATGCCTCTTGCCCGCAAATAACATTGAATGCCCACTGCGTCGGATTTTTATAGCCTCGCTTGCGGGCGACGCTCGTAAGGACTCGATACCTTTTCTGCATCATATCTTCAGCGGTTTCGGTTGCCGCCTCACCATCCCGGCGCGTCTCAACCAGATCGCCATCCACATGCTTCACTGCTCTGGCCATGACAGGATAAACGTGGCCGCACATGGGGCACGTAGGCGTCGGCTTGTGAACCGCGAAGCAGGCAGTGCATGTCCGCACAGACGCAACCTTCTCAGCGTTCTTGCCACGATTGGTGACGAAGCCGTCATCAAGGCTCCAGTCCCTCTCGTCATCAATGAACCCATGCCGCGCAGTGTTGCCTGCATGATCGAGGATGATCGTGCGCTCCTTGTCGGGATGTGGCCTGATCGCTCGACCGCATTGCTGCAGGAACAGGCCCAATGATTTAGTCGGACGCAACAGGATCGCGACCTCGACAGACGGGAGATCGAAGCCCTCGCTCACCAGATCGCAACTGGTCAGGATCTGCACCCGCCCATCCTCGAATGCCTTCAGGATACCGTCGCGCTCAGTATCATCCATGCCTCCGTCAATGTGGCTGGCTGCGTGGCCGGCGTTGCGGAAGTCCTCCGCCACATCCTTGGCGTGCTTGACGCTAACGCAGAACGCAATCGCCTTCTTGCCCGGCGCGTATTTCTCATAGTGCCTGACCGCGCTGCCGG